TGATTGGCGTCAAACAAATGCTGCAAGACCTCAGGCAGATCGACCCTGAGGCCCGAAAACAATTTGCCAAAGACGCCAAACAAATTGCCAGCCCGATCGTGCTTGAAGCACAAAGCCGCTACCCGGCACAAGCTTTGTCAGGTATGCGATATCGCTGGACGCAGAACGGCCGTCAGCTGTTGCCGTGGGATCAGCGTAAAGCGCGACGTGGCGTACAGGTCAAAGTGGATGCGGGACGCAAAAAAGACGGCGTAGTAACCATCATCCAAAAAGACCCAGCAGCCGCAATCTATGACATTGCGGGCCGTGGCAACTCAAACCGCCTAGGTGATGCATTGACCGCGTTTGCTGGCAACCCGTCGCGCGTCATGTGGCCATCAGCCGAAGCGCACATCACCGACGTGCAGGACCAAATGACTAAAGCGCTTGAACAGGTTGCCAACGAGATAAATCGTAGAATTGCAACCATATGAGCATTCGCATACCCATCATCAGCGAGTTCGACGACAAGGGTATTGCGCGCGCCAAAAAAGAATTCAACAGCCTTGAGACCACCTCGGAAAAGGTCGGCTATGGCATGGAAAAAGCATTCGTGCCTGCGATCGCAGCTGCGGGCGCACTCGCTGCCGGGCTTGGCATGGCCGCCAAAGCCGCCGCCGAAGATGAAGCCGCACAGGCTGCACTCGCCGTACAGCTCCAAAACTCGACGGGTGCTGGGCAAGAACAAATCGCCGAAGTTGAGAAAGCGATTAGCGCAATGTCACGCCAGGCCGCGGTTGCTGACGACGTTTTGCGCCCCGCGTTCGCTGCACTTGTCCGTGGCACTAAAGACATCAACGAGGCGCAATCTCAAATGTCGCTTGTGCTTGATATCAGTCGCGCAACCGGAATTGACGCCACCACCGTCGCCGACAGCCTCTCCAAAGCGTACGAAGGAAACTACAAGGCCCTACGATCGCTCACCCCTGAGATGGCAAACCTTATTCGTGAGGGTGCCGACATGGAAACGATCATCAGCGTGCTTGGCGGCACGTTTGGTGGCGCAAACCAGGCATTCACCGAAACCGCTGAAGGCGGCATGGCAAAAATGCAGATCGCGTTTGCCGAGATGCAAGAAAGCATTGGCGCAGCCGTTTTGCCGTTGCTTGAGCGCCTAGTACCGATCATTACGAAAATGGCGCAAGCCGTCGAAGAAAACGCCGACGTCGTCATCATTTTGGCTGGCGTCATCGGTACCTTGTCGGCCGCCATTATCGCTTACAACGTAGCGATCAAGACCGCGGCGTTTTTGCAGACCGCGTTCAACATCACGTTGGCTGCCAACCCGATCGGTTTGGTAGTTGCCGCCATTGTCCTGCTCGGTGCAGCTCTTGTCGCTGCATACGCCAAGTTTGAGGGCTTTAGAAAAATCGTAGACGCCGTGTTTAGCGCAGTCAAAGTTGGCGTCAAAGTCATGGTTGATTTCGTGTCCGGGTACCTCAACACGATGCTGAACGTGTGGACACGCATCATCAACACGATCGCCGACATATGGAACTCGACTCTCGGCGGCCTGTCATTTGAGATCCCCGACTGGGTGCCAGGCATCGGCGGTAAAGGCTTCACCATCCCCGAGATGGGCAAGATTGGTGGAGGCGGCTCTAGCAGGTCCGTAGCGGCCGTAGGCGGCGACAAAAACCTTGGGGTGCCTATTCCCTCATCCACGGGGTCTGCTGTCGTTGTAGCGGCTCCTAGCGTGGCTGGCGGGGGCGGTGGCGGCGGGGGCGCATCCGTCCGACAGATCATGGAAGCCCCAAACATGCTTGGGGCAGGCATCGCCAGCAACCCGTTCACATCAAGCGCTCGCAACGCCATGTTGGAAAACATCACCGTCAACGTCAACGGCGGATTGGCGACCAGCGCCGAGATCGGGCAGGCCGTCGTGGACAGCATCCGCGCCTACAACCGATCAGCTGGCCCGGCGCGCATTGAGGTCAGCGGGTACGTCTGATGCCCGGCACAGCAATCGTCCAATCAGGCAACTACCTGCTTGAAATTGACGCAGGGTTCCAAATTGACGCATTTACCTTGGACGACAGCACCAAAGGCGTCTTAGACAACACAACCTATGTGCTGGACGGCACCACCCAATTCGCTGACGTCACCGACGGCACCCTAAACATCGCGGTGCGTCGAGGACGCAAAGATCAAGGCGACCAGTTCAGCGCAGGCACCATGACGTTCACACTCAATGACACGCTGGCTGACGGCATCTTCAACCCGTTTGACACCCAATCCCCGTACTATGACGCCAACGCCAACGTGCCTGGCTTGGCACCTATGCGCCGTGTACGTCTCGGGCGCTACAACGCCAGCAACGTCGTTGAATACCTGTTCAAAGGTTACGTGGTCAACTACGACTACAACTTTGCCTTAGGCGGTTTGAACACGGTCAGCGTCTACTGCGCCGACGATTTTTATTTGCTGGCACAGACCTACATGGACGAATACAACGTCACGACCGAAACATCAGGCGAACGCATAGAAAGCGTTTTGAACTTGCCCGAAGTCGACTACCCGACCGGGCCAACCGCCCGCAACATTTCTACAGGCACCGTCAACCTGGGTCACGACAGCGCATACACCGTCCCAGCAGGCACAAACGTGCTGGCCTACTTGAATCAAATCAACGGCACCGCAGAATTTGGTCGCCTGTTTGTGTCGCGTGACGGGGTGCTGACATTCCAAGACCGCATTGGTGCAACGCTCAGCGGATCCGTCGCCGACTTCAAAGACACAGGCACAGGCGTACCGTACGACAACGTGGGCATTACATTTGAGGCGGACAACGTCGTGAACCGCGCCTATTTACAAAACCTTGACGGCGCTAACGCCACCGCAAGCGACAACACCTCGATCAGCACCTACTTCATCCAAACTGAAAGCATCACTAACAGCCTGTTAGAAAGCGCTGGCACACAGCTGGCCGACGCCGCCACCTACCTGCTCAACGGCGAACCTGAAGCAAGGTACACCGACGTAGCTACCAAATTTGCCATGCTGACCACCGCCCAACGCGACACAGTCGCCATCATTGACATTGGCGACACGATTACCATAGAAAAAACATTTCAAACGGGCACAGGAACAACCAGCCTAGGCCAAGAGTTGTCAATTGAAGGCATTGAACATGTAATTGACTTCAACACCGGGCACCGCGTCAACCTGTATACAGCGGCCACCACCATCGTCTATCAGCTCATCTTGGACGATTCGACATATGGCGTTCTTGACGCTTTGAATGTTTTAGGATAGGAGACACCATGCCAAACACACAGACCAGCGTTCCCGCATTTACCGCCGGACAGGTGCTTACCGCAGCTCAAATGACTGAGGTCAACACGGGCATACCTGTGTTCGCAACCACGACGACCCGTGACGCCGCGTTTGGTGGCACAGGCGAAAAAACCCTGAGCGAAGGCCAATTTGCATACATCGAGGCCACCAACACAACCCAGTACTACGACGGAGCTGCATGGCAAACGCTTGTTGTCGGCGGCCTGACGTACATCACAGGCGCATCATTTACCGCCGCCGCGACTGTGTCAATGGCATCGGGCGTATTTAGCGCCACCTACAACAACTACGTAGTGATGCTCAATTTGACGGCATCGTCGGCAGACCAGGTGTTTGCGTGGCGTGTAAACAACGCTGGATCACCTCGAACAGCCGCCAACTATTACGGCGCAACCAACCTCACAAACGCTGCCGGAACCGCAAGCACCGTCGGATCATCCGCGGCCACTAGTTTTGGTGTTGGCAACGTACGAAACACCATCCCATTCGCCTCATACACAATCAGCGTGTATTCCCCAGCAGACGCCGCAACCAAAACCACACTCGGTTTCTACGGTTTCGGCTACACCGCTCTTAACGCGGCAGCAACCGCCAACGGTGGCATGATCTACGACGTCGCCGAAGCAAACGACGGCCTCACATTCTTTGTGACGGGCACGATCACCGGGTCGTACAAGGTGTACGGGCTCGCCAACAGCTAAGGACACATCATGACAAAGCCACTCATCCAAATCGGTGACGAAGTGCGCGAAATGACCGACGCCGAACACGAACAGCACCTTGCCGACAAAGCAGCCGCCGACGCCGCACAAGCCGAATTGGAGGCCAAAGCCGCGGCCCGCGCCGCCGTCCTCAACAAGCTCGGTTTGACCGCCGACGAAGCCACCGCCCTACTCGGATGACAAAGTGGATACTTCGATTGTGGTGGCTGTCATCGCTGGCGCTTTCTCTGTACTCGTTGCGATCATTCATCGGTTCCAAAAAGAAAACCATCAAGATCACGGACGGGTACACGAAGCGCTGGGCCGAATAGAACAAAAAATCGACCAACACACGGAGAACCACCCATGAGCAAAGAAACTAAAGCAATGCTCGCAAGTTACGCTCGATCCGTCATCGCCGCCGTTGCAGCCGTTGCAGCCACCGGGAACATCGACCCACAAGACCTTGCCAAAGCAGCCGCCGCAGCTCTTTTGCCCGTCATAATGCGATGGGCCAACCCGAACGATCCGGCATACGGTCGTGGCAATAGCCAAAGCTAAACCAGGCGTACCAGGCGCCACCGACTACATCGGCAACGCCGACGGCCCCGCCAAAGGCCCACGCCCAGGCATGGACGAATGGATCCGCCAAGCCATCAAATACGCCAACGGCTCGCTGTGGAATAACGGGTCGTACGGGCAACGTGACATGAAAGGCAAACCTGGCAGCTTGTCAGTACACGCCACAGGCCGCGCAGTCGACCTTTCCTACCGTGACATGCCCGACCATCGTGGCAAACCAAACGGACGCCAACTTAGTCGCGTATTCATCGGCGCATGCGTAGCCAACGCAAACGAACTCGGCCTACAAATGGTCATCGACTACTGGCCCCAACCATTCGGACGAGCATGGCGTTGCGACCGCATGGCCTGGCAGGTCTACCAAAAGAAAACCGTGTCCGGCGCACCTGGCGGCGACTGGTGGCACGTCGAGATCACACCCAAAATGGCAGACAACCCAAATTTCGTAAAAGCCGCATTTCTCAAGGTATTTGAGGGTAT